GGTGGCTCTGGCAAGCCCCATGCTGACACAGGCATTCCGTCTTTTCAAAATGAGTTTGACGATGAGCCAAGTCTTTTTGGACAGTCTTATTCTCTACCGGAGATGCCTGCCGGTCCTTATCAGGGACAGTTTGACGATTCTTTTGCGCAGCAATCTTTTCAGCCAGTTTCTGCTTCTCAAGACCTAATGCAGAATCCTGCGTCTGATCTATTCCGCATTTCAGCAATAAGTGAAGGTCTGGATTCGCCTGCCTCAAGAGATGCTGCCGTCAGAGACTTGATGACAGACCCGAGGTATGGCTACTTATTTGAAGGAACTAGATTTCAACCTAGTGGTGGAGCAGGACCAACGCCCAGTGTTATTGCTGGCAGACCTGCTGATGTAGCTCCTCCAACATCAACAGCAAAACCGACTGGTGGCGGCATCTCCAAGACTGTTGCAGATGCACTTGGCATTCAAGCAAAAGACGTTCCTCTGCTTGGTATTGCAGGCATACAAGCCCTGCTTGGCAGTCGTCAAGCACGACAAGCTATGCAGCAAGGCCAGCAGGCTCGCCGTGAGATGGAGGCTATGGCCGCTCCTTATCGCCAGAAGGGTGAACAGTTGCAGGCTCAAGCCGCACGAGGAGAACTTACTCCGCAGGCTCAGCAGTCACTACAAGCAGTGCAGGCACAAGCTGCACAAGGCGTGACCGCCAGAGGTGGTGTTGGGGCTAACCAAGCAGCAGCACAGGTAGAAGCCGTGCGTCAACAACTGTTGCAGACACAGGCTGACTATGGACTCAAGCTGTCTGGCATAGCAGATCAGATTGTTACTGGTGCTATTCGTGAGGGGATGCAGGCTGACCAATTTGTCAACCAACTCACTAGCTCTTACATGAACAACATCATGAGGACTATTGGTGGCGCTTACGGTCAACAGCAACCCATGATTGTTCTTGGTGGAGGACGACCATAATGGCAACAGAAGCACTTAAAGAGTTGACTGGGATGCAGTCGTATCCTGTTGACTTAAAACCTTACGAGCAAAACCTGATTAAAGCTTCAGAGGCTAAAGGTGAAATTTCTGGTTTGCAAGCCGGTATGGAGGCAGAACGCGCCCTTGCCAAACAACAGACTTTAACAAAGGTTGGAGAAGAGTTTGCTCAAAAAGTAAAAGATGCCCCGCAGCGTAAGCAGCTAGAAGGCGTTTCTAAGCAAATGGGCACTCCGTTCATTCCAACTCAGGATAACGCACAGAGCCTAGGTAGCATCTTTGCTCTTGTGAATGTTGCTGGGTTTGCGCTGGGTGCTGGTGGAAAACGCAACTCTATAGGCGCTATGTCTGCCATGAACGGTATGCTTAAAGGCTACCAGCAGGGCAGACAAGACCTGTACAAGAAAGAAAAAGACATTTTTGACATCAACATGAAGCAGTTGAAAAGCCGCTATGACATGTTGGACAAGCAGTTGCGAGACGCTATCGAGACGTACAAGACTGACAAACAAGCTGGCATTCAAGCAGCAGAGCTAGCTTATGCAGAGGCTGGCGCTGACTTTATGAAACAGCATTTGCAGAAGTTTGGCCTTGCCAAGAACTACGACACGTTTAAAGACACGTATCAGATTCTCAACAGGGCAGAAATTGAGCGAGCTAGAGAAGAAGATCGAGCAACAGCTCAGCGAGCTAGAGAGCAGCAAGCTCGTGAAACGCTACAGTTCCGCAAAGACCAAGCGGCCAAAGACTTGCAACTTCGCAGAGAAATGCTTGCTTTGCGTCGAGAAGGTCTTGAATCGACTCGGCAGAAACGAGAAGAACGTGACGCAAAACTAAGTCCTGTAGAGCGCAAAGAGGTGCGAGGGTTTGAAAACCTGCAAGATGAAATTTCTTTGCTCAAGCAGACGTTCAAGCCTGAGTACGCAAACTTTAAGGCTGATGTTGTCGGCGATGTGGCTGCTAAGTTCAAGGCCAGATTTGAAGGCAATCCAGAGATGGCAGAGTGGTGGAGGCGTTACGAAAACGTGGCTCTTCCAGAACGTCACTCTATGTTTGGTGCAACTTTGACTGGCGGTGAACGAGAGTCTTGGCGCAAGGCTAGTATTGGCCCTGGCAGTTCTGACAAAGAGATTGCAAGCTGGATTGCCGACAAAGAGCGTGTTCTGAAGATGAAGCTTGATCGGTATGACAGGAGTGCCGGTTCTTCTGGTGGCGCAGGGCAGACTCCAACACCTTCTTTTAACTCCGTTCAAGAGGCAGAAAGAGCAAAGCTGCCAAAGGGCACGAAAATTATCGTCAACGGCAGAAACGCAGTTGTGGAGTAATCATGGCTATCAAATTTGTTGACGAGCCAAAAAAAGAGTCAAGCATCCGTTTCGTTGACGATGCTGCGACAACTACAGAGCCAAAGATTTCTGTTCCTGAGCCGACTGCTTCTGCCGCACCGAAAGACGGCAAGAAATATGACTTTGTACAGGGCGCAGCAGATGTAGCAAAGTCCACAGGATTTGGCGCTCTTGCTGGCGCTTTTGCTCCTGAAATTGTCACCGGCTTAGGTGCTGGGATGATGGCCTTCCCTCCTACAGCACCTTTTGGCCCAGCGGTTATGGGCGCTGGCAGGGCGATGCGTGGTCAACGTATTGCAAGCGGTGTGTCTGGTGCTTTTGGCGGTGGAGTTGGAGAAACAGCAGGGCAGGCTGTAGAAGCAACTGGAGGCGGCAAAGCTGCTGCTGAAGCCGCTAGGTTTGTTGGCGGCATGTCTAGCCCTGAGCTTGTTCGTCAAGCCGTAAAGCCTTTTGCAAAAGCTGGTGGTTATGGCTTGTCTATTCTTGCAAACAAGGTTTTGCCTGGGCTTGGTACGTCTGCAAGAACACTGGGTCAACTGTTGAAGGAAGAAGGCCCAGCAACAGCAAATCTCACAGATGCACAGCGCAGGTTTGTAGAAGACAAGTTGCGCTCTATCCGTGGTGGAGAGCAGTCTTTCCAGCCTATGCAGGACATCTATGCAGTCTTGCGTCAGGGCGCTCAGAAGGCCACTTCTGTAGCAGATCAAGCGGCATCTGCACTAGAGACAGAGGCTGGTCGAATCATTGCAGAAGCACAGACTGCTGCTGGTCGTATCCCAGGGCAACTTGAGACTCGCATAAGCAACCTGCAAAGCCAGTTTGAGACATCTGCTGACAACATCAGGAGAGCGGCGTCAGAACACGCTTCCGCAATTCGCGCTCAGTCCGAATCAGCGGCAGAGGCTATCCGGCAACGTGCCGCTGTACAAGGCCCAGAGATGCAGGCTGCTGCTCGTCTACAAGCAGACCAAATCATTGCAAACGGCAGGCAGCAGGCAGACGGCATCTTGTCAGAGGCATCTACTCGCGTAGGTCGTCTGCGCTCTGTTTCTGACAAGTTGAGGGCAAGTGTGCCAGGACAGCAAGCCAGGGCAGCACAAGAGCTTGGCGCTGTTGGACCTGCTGCCAAGCCTACAGATATCGGCAACCAGATTCGCCAGCAGTTCATGAACAAGCTGGACGAGTTGAAGGGCGTGCGCGAGAAGAATGTTGAGCGGCTCAAGACAGCAGCCTTTTCTGATGCTCAACAGAAAGAGCTTGCTGGTCAGCGTTATCAGTCTACAAAAGCTTATGGCGATGCTGTCAGAAACATTAGCCGAGAGATTCAGAATCCTGAAACCAAGCTGCTGAATGTGCCAGAGGGTGAGATTCGTCAGTCTTTGGTAAAGGTTATAGACCAGCTTCAGTCTGGGCAGATGAGCTTTCAAGGCTTGGAGACACTGCGCCGGTCTTTGCGAGACAGGGCATTTGGTTTGCCAGCAGAAGGATATGACGCTATTGGTCAGCAGCAGGCAGGTCGTCTTGCAGACTACGTTGAGGGCATCCAGAAGGAGTTCTCGCCTGGATTTGACAAGTACTTGCGTCAGTACTCAGAAGACTCAAAACCGCTGAACGAGTTCAAGAATCGTCTTGGAAAAGCCATTGTCGGAAAAGAAGAGTTCGACATGAGCATGTTCAAGACTGACCCTGCCGCTCTAGGCAAGCAGGCGTTTTCTACTGCCAGCACTGTTGACCAGCTTGTTAAGACGGTAGGACCACAGCAAGCTGAACGTCTTGCCCGTATGTTCGTAGCAGATGGTCTGCGAGGCGGCTCTGCCAAGGATGTTGCTGCCACCATCAAAGCTAACAGGGATTGGCTAGACCAGTTTCCGCAGCTTGCCCAGCAGTTGAATCAGACTGCTGAACGCCTTGGCGTGACAGAGCGTATTGTTTCCAAGCGTGGCGCACTGTCTCAGGCTCTGCGAACAGAGATGGGCGCTATCCCCGGCAAAGCACAGAGGCTTGCGGCTAGGGGAGAAGAAAGTGCTGCCACTGCCGCAAGAAGAGCAGAGGAAGAAGGCGCTCGTCAAGTCCGTGCGCTGGAGAAGACTGCGGAGTCACAAGCGGCTAAGACTGTAGGCGCTGGTGAGACTGAAGCTGCGGCTAGACTTGCAGGAGCAGAGCAGCAAATTGCTGCATCAGCTAAGTCTGTAGAACGTCAGCGTCAGGCATTGGAAAAAGAAGCTGAGCAAAGGGCAAAAGGTATTGTTGGTCAGGCAGAGACACAGGCTGCTCCGCTTACCGCTCAAGCGCAGAAGCTTCGTAAAGAGGCGCAGGACAAGGCGAACATCATTCTTGGCAGGGAGACTGACGAGAAGCGTGTGATGAACTTCTTGCTGAGAGCAAAGGCAGATGAGTGGGATGCTATCTCTCCCATCATTGCGGCAGCCCCAGGAGGCAGGGAAAGGCTTGCAGACGCAGTAGCGCAGACAATCGCACTACGAGCAAACTCAAGTCTCAAAGGCGCGATAACAGACATGCAGCTTATGTCTGAGAACCTTGTGCGGAACAACTTGATGTCTCGCGCAGATGCTGACCAGCTTGTGCAGAAGTTGCAGGATGTGTTTGTTGCGCCTATTAGCAACATTCAGAAGTCTACGTTGAGCCAGCGTCTTATTCGTAACGCCGTCATCGGGTATGCAGTTCCCGGTGTTGAGCGAGGGGTTGAGGGTGTTGTTAACTTTTTTGGAGAACAGTGATGAAAGAAGAAAGCCTTGAGCCGCGTGACACCCGTATGGGTGGTGAGAACGAAATGCGTGGTAGCCGCGATGCACAGCGTGCGCTTGCCAAGCAGCGTGAGATGGATCGTATGCAAGCTGCTCGCAAGCAGATGCGTAAACCCAAGCGTTGAGGTGTAGCCATGCCGTTGAAACAAGGTTTTTCGCAGAAGACCATCAGCAAGAACATCAGCAAAGAAGTTCGCAGTGGTCGTCCTCAGAAACAGGCTATTGCTATCGCTTTGAGCGTGGCACGTAAGGCTAAGCGTAAAGACAAGCGATGAGCAGGAAAAAGACAGGCATCAATCCTGAGCTTGAGAAGCACATAAATCAGCTTCTGAGCGCAGTCATGAATGACGGCACTGCCAGCATCACAGAGAAGATGAAGGTCGTTGACCGCGCTCTAAAGCTAGAGCAGTTGAAGGCCAAGATTTCTGATGATGAGTGGGGTTCTGGCTTCATGACAGAAGATGAAGATGAGGATAAGTGATGATATGATTATTCCGCTATATCAACATAGAGGGTGTAATCATGGACGCACAGGTATTGAGGTTTGTCAGGCTCGGTCTTGAGGTCATCACGGACCGGCTCATCACCATCTTGGCGCTGCTTAGCAGTGGTGGGCTGGCTTGTTGGGTGATGTGGGGGCCGCAGTGGGAGCGAGTCTCCACTCTTGCTATTTATGTCCTTTTTGCATATCTTGTAGTCCGAGCAAAGGAGAGTAGAAATGAAGCTGATACCAAAGGTAAAAACGGTTAGTAGCTATGCCGAGGTTGGCACTGGCGTGATTGAGAACAAGCTGTGCGTGCCTGGGGAGTACACCCCCGGCAAGATGCCTGCTGGCGGGTTCCAGGCCGTCTGGAACTTCAAGAACAACCAGCCTAACGACTACTTCACTCGTAAGATGAGTCCTACGTCTGGTGGTGGCAAGAAGGTGTACTGATGGCTAATAACATTGCTTTTCAGCCGATGGGTAAATCTACTCGGATAAACGTAACAACCACTGCCAACACGGTTGCTGTTTTATCAGACAGTCCAGCCAACCAAGTTCGAATTCACAATGGCACTGCGGCTGACGTGTTCATTCGTTTCGGCACTGCCAGTACGGACGCTGTTGTAATACCTACCGCTGGAACTCCTGCGTACGGATTCGTCATTCACAACAACCAGACGAACATTTTCACTGTTCCAATCCAAGCAACATCTACAGCAACACTGTATGTGTCTGCTATTGTTGCATCTGGGACAGCAACGATCTACGTGACGCCTGGAGAGGGTCTGTAATGGATGAGATTCGACTTCTTAGAGAGCAAGCTCGGGCAGAGCTAAGCCGCTTAGAGGCGCAAAGCACTGCCAAAGAAGTCGCTGGTAAGGCTATCGGCAAGCACGGTCTTGCCTACATCACTGCCATCGTTATCGTTGGTGTTGGTGCCAGTTTGATGCTGGAAGAGTCCAAGATTGCCGCTGTTATTGGCTTGGTAAGTGCTGCTCTGACCGCACTCATAGCCATGCTTAACGGTATTGCTGGCGCTACTCCAAAACAAGAAAAGCCTGAGTTTGAAGTTATCAAGTCTCTGATTGAAAAACTGGACAAGCTAGACCGGTCTGAGCAGCCTATGCAGGTCATTGTTGAGGACAAGGTTGTCAAGGTCACTAAAGGTGAAAGCACAGTCACCACTGCGAGGTAAGCATGGATTGGCTTAAACAGATTGCTCCTACCGTAGCCACTGCGCTGGGTGGCCCTCTTGCTGGTATGGCTGTGTCTGCCATTTCCAAAGCCATAGGTGTAGATGAGGACAAGGTAACTGACATCATCTCCAGCAACAAGCTCACAGCAGATCAAGTAGCCCAGATCAAGATTGCAGAGATTGAGCTTGCTAAGCAGGCGCAGGAGCTTGGTCTGAACTTTGAGAAGCTGGCAGTAGATGACCGCAAGAGTGCTAGAGAGATGCAGGCGGTTACACGCTCGTGGGTTCCTCCGTTGCTCGCAGGCTCTGTCACGCTAGGATTCTTTGCCATCCTTGGCGGCATGATGTTTGGTCAGATGTCCGTGGCTGACAACACTGCTTTGACCATGATGCTAGGCTCGCTAGGCACAGCCTGGACTGGCATCATTGCCTACTACTTCGGCTCCTCTGCTGGCTCACAAGCAAAGACGGACCTTCTCTCTAAGGCTTCGCCAATCAAATGAAACAGAACTGGGAAGAGTCACTAGCTCATGTCCTCAAGTACGAGGGCGGTTATGTCAATCACCCTTCTGACCCAGGCGGGATGACAAACCTGGGAGTGACCAAGCGTGTCTGGGAAGAATGGATCGGCAGACCAGCAACAGAGCAAGACATGCGCTCGCTCACTGTTGAGCAGGTTTCTCCGCTTTACAAGAAACGCTACTGGGATGCTGTGCGCGGTGATGACCTTCCTAGCGGCGTTGACCTTTGTGTCTTTGACTGTGCTGTTAACTCTGGTGTTGGTCAGTCTAGTAAATTTCTACAGAGGGTTGTGGGAGTAAAGCAAGACGGCAGTATCGGCCCTGCAACCTTGGCAGCAGTTGCGAACAAAGAGCCTGCAACCATCATTGCTGAGTTCTGTCACCACCGGGAAGCCTTCTACAAATCTCTGTCATCCTTTCCTACGTTTGGCAAAGGTTGGATGCGTAGGCTTGACTCTGTTGAAGAAGAATGTAAGGGGATGTGTGATGGCTCGTAAGAAGTTCCCTAACCTGTCTGTAGGAAGAGGCGAGAAGTTGCCTGCAAGCAAAGGCGCTGGCCTGACTGCTAAGGGTAGAGCTAAGGCAAACAGGGCTACAGGCTCTAACCTTAAAGCTCCTACCAAGTCTGGTCCTCGTCAGAAAGCCTTCTGCGCTCGCAGCAAGTCGTGGAAGGGTGAGCGTGGAAAGGCTGCTCGTAAACGCTGGGGCTGTCGGTGAGCCACCCAGCACAGGTTGATTTTGTATCTAGAGTTAAGAGTAGATTTCCAGAGTTGTTTGCTAGCAAGCGGATACTGGAAGTTGGTAGCCTGAACATCAACGGCTCTATCCGTCAGTTCTTCTCTGATTGCGATTACACAGGTGTAGACCTCGGTCCTGGCTCTGATGTAGACGTTGTGTGTGCTGGTGAGGACTTGTCTTATCCTGACAGCAGCTTTGATGTTGTAGCATCTTGTGAGTGTTTCGAACACAACCCTAACTGGGTACAGACGTTCAACAATATGGCTAGGATGAGCAAAGAGCTAGTGTTCTTCTCCTGTGCAACCACTGGTAGGGCTGAGCATGGTACGCGCAGGAGTAACCCGCAAGATGCTCCTTACTGCGGTGACTACTATGCCAACATCACAGAAGAAGATGTAAGGTCTAGTTGTGACCTAAGTGTGTTTAGCCAGTACGAGTTTGAAGTTAACGATCAATCACATGACCTGTACTTCTGGGGAGTCAAAAGATGAAGAAGACACCTAAAGCTAAGCGCGGCCTGTACTACAACATCAACCGCAGGCGAGAGCTAGGCTTGCCAGCGAAGAAGCCTGGACAGGCTGGATATCCCACTGCCCAGGCTTTCCGTAGGTCTGCACGTACGGCTAAGAAGCGTTAGGCAGCAAGCCACCTTCAAAGAGGTAGCTACCGAAATGACCCAGGTTGACCCAGGGTGCAGCGTAAATCTTGATACCCATCTCTCTTGCTTTCCAGCAGAAGTAGTAGTCTTCTGACAGAAGTCTCTGCACTCCTGGCTCTATAGCGCAGGCGAAGTACTCGGTAATCCAGTCTGTGATTTCACCGGACAGTA